TCAAGATATAGGTTCAACAAATACAACAGCAGGAACTATTGAGGTTGGTATTTATACATCATGTAGTAGCGTTCAATTTATATCAAATGTTAAATCGGCTGCATCATCGTATCGTTCATATAATCAACCTTCAGCAGCAGGTATTGGATACTTTATCGCAACATCAACAGGAACAGATGTTTTGGGAACTAAAGATGGTGTGTTAGTTGTTAATAATACACAAATACCAGATTTCACAAACAAAACACATTACATAGGTAATAGTAATGGAAATCTTGGTATTGGTAATCCATCAAATATAATATTCGCTCATTTTGGAAGACAATTTAGTTCAGGTGAAATGACTACATTATCAAGTATAATCAACGCATTCCAAACCGCATTAGGAAGAAACACATATTAAAATATGATATACATAGAACAAAACGCAGTCAATAACATCTTCGTAAATGTATCCCAATACAAGACGGGGAACTTTGGTGCCAATCCAAAATACCTGTGGAGATTACAGAACGCTCAAGGTAGAAACATCGTAAGTTTCTACCCTGAAAACAGCACATCTACTTACCCAAGTGCTTATACTGGTCGTTATGATGTATTCACATTTAACACATTTAAGAACCAACCTGAAAACTATATTTATAGTGCGGGAACTGATTGTAATTTACACCTTGTAAATGAAAACCAATACTGGTTAGGGATTTATGAAATGCCACCTAATTCAACATCATTAAATCCTTCAGGTGAAAAGTTGTTAAATAGTTTGGCGTTTATATTCGTTCCTGTTGAAAACGAGTTTTATACAGGTAATACTGCGAACTTTGAGCCTAATAAAATCTACTATAAGAATGGTGATGGTATAACACCGACGCCATCAAACACGGCATCACCAACGCCGACGCCTTCTATCACCCCTTCCATTACCCCTTCAATCACACCTACAAATACGGGAACACCTACGCAGACGCCGACTTCCACTTTAACACCTACGCCTTCAATTACGGCTACTTCCACTTTAACACCTACACCTTCAATTACCCCAACAAATACGGGGACACCTACGCAGACACCGACTTCCACTTTAACGCCAACGCCTTCCATTACCCCAACGAACACAGGGACACCTACGCAGACACCGACTTCCACTTTAACGCCAACGCCTTCCATTACCCCAACGAATACAGGGACACCAACGCCAACGCCTTCCATTACCCCTTCAATCACACCAACGAACACACAAACGACTACGCCGACCCCGACAATTACGCCAAGTTCAACACAAATACCTATATTTGTTGCTGGCGGTGAAACGACAAATAAATTAGGTTATTCCAACGATGGTATAACTTGGTCGGCATCTACAAATGGTAATTCAATATTCGGGACTGGAGTTTTTGGTCTTGGTTGGAATGGTAGTAGATTTGTTGCTGGCGGTGTTGGAACAAATGTTTTAGGTTATTCCAACGATGGTTTAACTTGGTCGGCATCTACAAATGGTAATTCAATATTTAATAATTTTGTAAATGCTATTGCTTGGAATGGTTCATTATGGGTCGCTGGTTCAAGTCAGGGAACAAATAAATTAGCATATTCTACCGATGGTTTAACTTGGACTAATTCGTCAAATGGTAATACAATATTCACTTCTGGTGTTTATGGTATTGCTTGGAATGGTAGTAGATTTGTTGCTGGCGGTTATGGAACAAATAGATTAGGTTATTCCAACGATGGTATAACTTGGTCGGCATCTACAAATGGTAATTCATTTATCACATCACAAGGTAGAGATGTTGCTTGGAATGGTTCATTATGGGTTGCTGTCGGTCTAGGCGGGGATAGAATAGCAGTTTCCAACGATGGTATAACTTGGTCGGCATCTACAAATGGTAGTAGTATATTCAGTAGTAGTGTTGATTGTGTTGCTTGGAATGGTAGTAGATTTGTCGCTGGTGGAAGTGGAACAAATGTTTTAGGTTATTCCAACGATGGTTTAACTTGGACTGGTTCGTCAAATGGTAATACAATATTCGCAACAAGTGGAGCATCACCAACATCACATTCGGTTTCTTGGAATGGTAGTAAGTTTATAGTAGTGGGTAATACTTATGCTGGTCCTGGAGTATCAAATCCCCGTCCAGTAATAGCATATTCTACTGATGGTATTACTTGGAGCGCTTCAACAAATACAAGTGTAGCATTTGGTGTAAGTGATTTATATGCTTCAACATCTAAACCAGGCCCTAATCTTTACCCACCTAGATAATTAAACTACAAACAATAAAGGTATAACTTATATTTATAGAAATATGGAAAACATACAGAAACCAATAGAACCTAAAATCCATTCGTTTAATGTTGATTATCAAATCAACAGATTAGACACCCGTGAAAATAGGGAAGCAACCGAAAGAAGCAAGCCTTGGGTTATGTGGGGATTACGAAATGATTACCCACAATTTATCCTTCAAGTAAAAGAACATTCACCTACGATGTCGGTGGCTATTGATGCTAAAGTAAATATGACCTATGGCGATGGTGTTGAAATTGAAGATTTAGGAAATGTGTTGGTGAATAAATACGAAACGATTAGTGAATTATATTACAAAGTATTTTATGATATTTGGTTATTCGGTGGTTATAGTTTGGAAGTAATTAAAAGCCGTGATGGAAGTAGAATTGAAAGTATTTACCATATTCCATTCCAAGATGTTCGTGTTGGAAAACAAGATGTAGAAATACACAACAGGGAAAATGGTGTTTTTTATGTATGTGAAGATTGGCAGAACACACAACAAAAAAGATTAGTTGTAAAGTTCCAATCATTAAATATGGAAACCCGTGAAGGTCGTGAAATGGTATATTGGAAAGATTATACCCCAACGATGAATAGACACTACCCTTTAACACCATATCAATCGTCTATTGATAGTTGTGTATTGGAAGCAGAAATCTACCAATTCCACAAGACAAACTTGGCAGCATCACTTATGCCGAACTTGTTTGTAAGTTTGATAGGAGACCCTACACCTGAAGAACGACTTTCTACATACGAAGAATTGGTTAGGTCTTATCAAGGAAAGAACGGACAAAAACTTATGTTGGCGTTCAGTAATTCTGCTGATGAAAGACCTGTTATTGAACCAATCAGTAATACGGGTAATGATAGTTTCTATACCGAAATATTACAAATGTGCGTTCAGGCAATCCTTACAGGACAACAAGTCGCATCACCATTACTTCTTGGTATTTCAACCTTGAATAATTCAGCATTCAGTCAAAACGCAGAAGAAATAAATGTGGCTTGGAACTTGATGATGGAAACCACAATTAAGCCTATGGTTAGAAAAGCAAACGCATCTATTGAAAACATATTAGCGTTAAAATACGATAGACCAATTAAATTGATAAACAAGTTTAGAACACCTGAATTATGATATATTGGATAGACGAAAGTTATGTTCGTGATAATTTACCTGTAGAATATTCCCTTTTAAGTGGAAACATCTTACCTGCCTTACAACAGGCTCACTTCATCAACGCTCGTGATATATTGGGTGATAGATTGTTTGATAAGATAAATGAATTGATTATCACCAACACGATTGATGACCCTGCTAATGAAAGGTTCAAGTTCTTATTGGATAATTACCTACAGAATGTAGTGTTGTATTGGACGATGAATTATCTAACAATCAACCTATTAGCAAAATACGCAAACAGGGGCGTTCAATCACAACAAGGGGAGTTCAGTAATAATGTTGATTTATCTGTTTGGCGAACCTTGAAAAATGAGTTTCAAGATTTAGCAACTTATTATAGTCAAAGATGTAATGATTGGTTATACTGGAACCAAAACGATTATGTCCCATACTATACTTATATGCTTTCCAACGGATTACAACCAGCAAATCCCCGTGATAAGTTTAGAAATGGTGGTCTTGTTTTAGGGGCTCGTAGAAGGTTCAGCTATAACAATATGTGCTGCTACTAATAAAGTGTCTTAAACACCAAATAAAGTGTATCTACCGAAGTATAATAGGGGTGAAAGTATATCGGGTT